TTTTGAAGGGACACGAATGAAGGAGATAACCGTCCTGTTCTCCTGTGAGAAATGCGGCCTTCAGGACGTCGAGTGCAAGGTGCGCGCGAGGGCCAAGGAGGAAGGCGTCGCCCAATGGTTTGAGGGCGTCGTGATCGCCGCCATCGCCCGCAAGCACACGACGCTGAGCCTGCTTTGCGAGGCGAAGAAAATCACCTATATCAAAATTCCCATCGACCACAACGACCCGGACGGCTGGGTCGGCAAGCACACCGACATCGTTCCACCGAAAGGCAGGCCATGAAGTTAACCGTTGAGCAAATCGACAAACTGCTGGAACGTTTCGACAAGACTGAGCCTGGTCTACAACGCGAGATGATCGCCAAGTTAGTTTCGGACCAGCTTTCCCTCATCGTAGCGCTGCGAGAGTTGGTGCAACTGCAATCCCATTACGCCAAGCTCTTGAACCAATACGACGGAGGGCTGCGGACGTCCTTCGGCTCGGCGCAAGAGTGGCTGGACCGTCTCGGCGAGTTGGGCACGATCCCGGCCGACCATGGCATCCGCTGTGACGATGGAAGTGAAAAATGACTTCTGCGCGATTCTGGTGCATCAGCCGCGACGGCAACCCCGAAGCGTACCGCATGTACCGAAGGCACTATTCCGCGAAAAAGAACCCCCGCCCCAAGCTGCGCCAGTTCGTTGGACCGGGCGAGCGCCTCGTGCTTAAAGGGTTCTTCTGCAAAGCCCTGTTCGTCTGGAGAAAGTTCATCGATGATTCGGGTCAGCGAGGGGTTTACTGTTCGGTCTTTCGCAACGAGTCCTCACACCTTTCCAGCATGATGATCGCCGAGGCGATGTACCTGGCGTGGGATCGTTGGCCCAACTCAAGACTTTATACCTACATCAACTCCTCTCAAGTCACCTCTCCGAACCCAGGCTACTGCTTCAAAAAGGCTGGCTGGCATTTCTGCGGCAAAACGAAGAAGGGATTGCACATCTTGGAAGCTTTCCCAAACTTGTAGAGTAATGACATGAAACCTGCTATACGCCAAGATGACGACGCCATGAGGGAATGCGGTTATGACGTGATCGGCCTTCGTGAGATCAAGTCCCACCAGAAGAATTGACCTCGGCCACTTGGCCTCGCCTATCATCCGCTCATGCCACACCGCCCGCCGATCCTGTCAACCAGTTCGCCAACGCCCCGCCGCAAGACAGCTGAGCGTGGCTATGGCTCGACTTGGCGGAAGCTGCGGAAGCTGATCGCCGCCGAGCGGGCCGCTATCTGTGCCCGCTGCGGCCGCGCCGACATTTCAGCACGCATGCACCTGGATCACATCCGACCCCTGAGCCAGGGCGGCAGCAACGACCCGGACAATCTGCAATGGCTGTGTGCCAGCTGCCACAGCCGCAAGACGATTAGCGAAGACCGAGGACCTGTCCGATGAATGTGCTGTTGGGCCGCGACTTCCTCACGAAGCTCCAAGCCGCCGGCGTGCTGCCACCCCATACTCGCCGCGTGGTCATTGACGCTGCCTATGATGAGGTCGTGCAGGTCTACTACGAATGCTTCGGCGACAGTCGCATGCTCAGCATCGACACAGCCGAGACCTTCCACGACATGCTGGCCGTCCATGTCGAGGACCTGGCCGAGAAGTGAGCCGCGGGCGCCGACCAGGCCGACCTGGCCTGCCACCCCGGGGGGGGGCGAAATTCTACAGCGTCGCGCCGTTGTGACCGATCCGCAGTCACGCGTTTTTTTGCGCGAAATTCGGGAAGAAATTGGCCAGCGACGATGACGATCTTGGCCCGGGGAACCTGCGGCGGCGCGAAACCCTCCTACAATGGTGGAAAGTTTCGCCCGCGGTATCCTCAAGAGGATGGAAAGATGGCCAAGACCGAGAAACGAGGGACGAGCAAGACCAGTGCGCCCAAGACCGGCAACAAGAGCGGTGGCAAGGCCGCTCCCAAGACGGCCGGCAAGTCCACCAGCAAGCGCAGCTAGGGAACCAGAACCATGCCGAGGGGACGCCCACCCAAGCCGACCCGTTTGAAGATCCTTTCCGGGAATCCCGGCAAGCGCCCCCTCAACACCCGCGAGCCGAAACCCTCGAGCGCCGTTCCCAGGTGCCCGGTATGGCTCGACGCTGAGGCCAAGCGGAAGTGGAAACAGCTGGCGCCCGAGCTGGCCCGGCTCGGGTTGCTGACGGCGCTCGATGGCGACGCCCTGGCCGCCTACTGCACGGCCTGGGCCGACTTCCGCCGAGCGGCCGAAGTTTTGAAGAAGGAAGGAACCATCATCGAGAAGCCCAGCGGTGCAAGTGCGTCCCATCCGGCCGTCGCTCAGCAACAGGCCGCGCTTCAGGCCATGCGGTCTTTCATGGCTCTGTTCGGGATGGACCCCAGCTCGCGCAGCAAGCTACACGTCGGCGGCCAGGAGGAAGATGAGCTAGCCGAGTTCCTGTCCAAGAGCAGCTGAGTGAGCATCTCATCCGCAACCCGCCAGTGGATCGCGTCTCCGGCCGACGAGAGGGCGGCCGAGGCTGGCTGCTACTTCGACCTCGACGCCGCCGATCGCGTCCGCCGCTTCCTGGCGAAGCTCGTCCGCCAGAGCAAGGGCGACTTCGCCGGCAAGCCGCTGGAGTTGCTCGACTGGCAATGGCGGAATGTTGTCGGTCCACTGTACGGCTGGAAGCGGCGAAGCGGCGTGCGCCGCTTCCGCCGGGCCTCGGTGTGGGTGCCGAAGAAAAACGGCAAGTCCACGCTGGCCGCCGCTCTCATCCTCTACGCCCTGATGGCCGACGGCGAGGCCGGCGCGGAAATCTACGGCGCGGCCGCCGACCGCAATCAGGCCTCGATCATCTTCGATGAAGTGGCCGCGATGGTGAAGCAGTCGCCAGCGATGGCCAAACGGCTTGATGTCAACCGGACCATCCGCCGCGTTACCTTCCAGGAGGCCAACAGCATCTACCAGGTCCTCAGCAAGGACAGCCGCCGCAGTGCCCACGGTATCAACTCGCACACGGCCATCATCGACGAGCTGCACGTCGTCAACCGCGAGTTGTACGACACGCTGCGCTACGCCGGTGCCGCCCGCCGCCAACCGATCCAGTTCGAGATCAGCACGGCTGGCAACGACAAGACGAGCCTCGGCTACGACCGCTACGTCTACGCCAAGCGCTTGCTCAAGGGCGAGATCGAGGACCCCGAGACGCTGGCCGTCGTCTACGAGTGTGAGGACCCGGCCCGCTGGGACCAGCCCGAGCAATGGCACAAGGCCAATCCCTCGCTCGGCGTCACCATCCCGCTGGACGGCTTCCAGAGCGACTTCCTGGAGGCCAAGAACGGCTCACCAGCCGACCAGGGCAATTTCAAGCAGCTGCGGCTGAACCTCTGGCAAGATGCGGTCTATGCCTGGCTGCCCTTGGAGCTATGGGATGCCTGTGCGGTGGACCTCGACCCGGCCGTGCTGGAGGGCAAGCGCTGCTGGGGCGCCTTCGATCTGGCCAGCAAGATGGACCTCACGGCCTGGGTCATCGTCTTCGACCTGGGCGACGGCGAGTATGCGGTGCTGCCACGCTTCTTCGCCCCGGCCGAGGCGGACAGTCGCCGGCAGAAGGAGAATCGCACGCTGCTGAAACCGTGGATGGACGCCGGCTACATCCAGGCGACCGAGGGCAACGTCGCGGATTACGATGTGATCGAGGGCGTGATTCGGGAGGACTGCGCGCGCTTCGGCGTCGAGACGGTCTACTTCGATCCCTGGAACGCGACGCAGGTTGCCAACCGTTTGCAGGCCGAGGGCGTCCAGCTCGTCGAGTTTGGCCAGACGATCAAGAACTACAACGCTCCCATGCGCGAGCTGGAACGACTGGTAACGTCAGGGAAGCTCAAACACGACGGCAACCCTTGTATGCGCTGGATGGTGGCGCACACCTCGGCACGGAAGGATCCCTCGGGGAACGTGCGGCCGGACAAGGAGAAGTCCTCGGACCACATTGATGGGGTTTGCAGCACCATCATGGCCCTGCAAGGAGCGCTCGCTGGCGAGGGCGAAAGTGTCTACGAAACGCGAGGGATTGACGCGCTATGACCGAGGAAGAATTGGAGCGCCTGGAACAACTGGCCAACGCTGCGACGCCAGGGCCCTGGTCATCAAGTGGCGAATATCTTGCCGGCAAAGTCCCTGGGGGACGTCCCAATGGCGAGACCATCGCGCGTTTTGGTTCGTGGATAGGTAAGCAGTTGCAGTTCCCCAACGATGAAAATGCTGCTTTCGCTGCCGCGGCTCGTCAGGCCGTGCCTGAACTTATTGCCGAGGTCCGCGGGCTTCGTAAGCAAGTGACAGGATTGGCCGATCGTGTCGCTATCCAGGCCGAGCTGCTCAGCCAGAGGGCCCAGAAATGACTGTTGATCCGCACGCGGGCGAAGCGCTCTGGTATGAGTCCCACCATTGCAGCCATGCTCACTGCCCCAACGACTGCGAGCATCCGCAGCCCTTTCTGGCCGCCGATGGCCGCTTGCTGTGTGGCCGTTGTTCGGTCTACGGCCAGCAGGCTGTCGAAATGCTGCCCTGCGATGAGGACTTGTGCGCATGAGTAACTACGCTTGGGACCTAGTGACTGGCGCGGGCCTGCTACTCTTCGCCGCCGGCCTGTGGTGGATTTACCCACCTCTGGCCCTGGTCCTTGTCGGCCTGGTGCTGGCGCTGTTCGGACTATGGGGAGCCAGGATCGTTGCGCGGGGACCACGCCGCCCCGATTAATTGGCAATGGGAGGCTGTCAGAAGGTGCAATCAGGGCTTGCCGGGCGATTTCTCACCCGCAACCCTGGATCAGCGCACATGGGCCTGCTCACCACGCTGTTTTCGCGCTCGCTGGAAAACCCCTCAACCCCGCTGAGTGCTCCAGACGACTGGCTGTTCGACTCGCTGGGATCGTTTCGTGCTTCCAGCGGCGTTAACGTCAACCGTGAGACGGCTCTTACTTACGATGCCTACTGGCGCTGCGTAGCGCTGATCAGTGGCGATGTGGCCAAGCTCCCGCTGTGCGTCTACGAGCGCCAGGGCAAGGGCAAGGCCGAGGCCGAGGCCCATCCCGCCTATCGCCTGCTGATGTACGAAGCCTGTCCCGACGTCTCCGCGCTCGACTTCAAGCGCGTCCTGTCGGTCCATGCGCTGACCGAGGGCAATGGTTACGCCTACATCCAGCGCGACGGCGCCGGCCGGCCCCTCGAACTGTGGCCCTTGTCGCCGATGAAGACCTACCCGGTGCGCGCCAACACCAAGCTGTGGTACGTCACCGAAGTGGGCCGTGAGCCCAGACGGCTGGCCGCCGAGGATGTCTTCCACCTCAAGGGTCTCAGCTTCGATGGCCTGGTGGGCTATTCGGCCGTGGCCAAGATGCGTGAGACGCTGGGCCTGGGCTTAGCCGCCCAGAATTTCGGCTCAATCTTTTTCCGCAACAACGCTCGCCCCAACGTCATCCTCAAGCATCCCGGCAAGCTCAAGCCCGAGGCCAAAACCAACCTGCGTGAGAGCTGGGAGCGGATGCACAGTGGGTTAGAGAACGCTCACCGCACCGCCGTCCTCGAAGAGGGGATGGACCTCGTACCGCTGATGCATAACGCCCGCGACAGTCAGTTGCTGGAATTACGGGGGTTCAACCGCATCGAGGTCTGCAATTTCTTCGGTGTGCCGCCGCACAAGGTCGGCGACTCCAGCCGCACCAGCTACAACTCGCTGGAGCAGGAGAACGAAGCGTATGTCGATGATGGCGGGGGCCTGGGCTTCTGGCTGCCGCAATGGTGCAGCGAGGCCTGGCGGAAGCTGTTAACCGAGGAAGAAAAGGCTGGCCTGACCCACTTCTTCGCCTTCAAGCTGCGGCAGCTACTGCGGGCCAATCTCAGCGCTCGTACGGCCTACTATGTGGCGATGGTCAGCAATGGCATCCTCAGCCCCAACGAGGTCCGCGACGAGGAAGGCTATAACCCGCGCGAGGGCGGCGACGATTACCTCACGCCGCTGAACATGAACAACGGCAGTGAAGACCCGAGTACGGATGAGGAGGACAACTCCGAGGAATCCAAGTCTCTGCCGGCAGGTCTACTGGAGGCGCAGCAGGCCGTGCTGGCCGACGCCTTGGGCCGCATGGCGCGCCGGCTGGGCGCTGCCGCTCGGCGAGCGGCGAAAAAACCAGCGTCGTTCCTGGCCAGCCTCGACGCTCTGGCGCAAGAGCACGGTGCGGTTATTGCCGAGGCGACGCAGCCGGCCCTGGCGGCAGCTCGGCTGACGGGCGGCGCGGTAGTAGACGAACGCCAGCTGGCCAGGGAGTTGGTGGACGGCTTCCGCACCGAATTACTACGGATCGCCGGCGAGAGTACCCCCGCGACGCTGGAAGCGAATGTAGCTTCCCTGTGTCAGCGTCTGGAGGTCGAGCAGCCTCAGACACTGACCGCCTGGGTGTATGCGGCGCGGGCCAAACCCAACAAGGCCAGCCGTACCGTCGAGCAAGCCTGCGACATTCTTGACCGTCTGCCCGATGCCGATGACGAAGGCCGTGTCGCCGTGACGATGCCCGTGACCGACGACATCGATTGGCAGTCCTGGGGCGTTACACCTGAGGCGATGGCCCAGGACTATCAGGAGAAGCCCGTCAAGCTCCGCAAGCTGATTGCCACGCGGGCGCTGGTAATTCGTAAGCGTGTGAGAGCCTTCATCGAAGATCCCGATCAGGACCCCGACCCCGATGGCGACGACAAGGAATTGCTGGGGGAACTGCCCACGGATTGTCCCTGGGTCGTGGAAAAGGACGGCGAGAAATATATCTACGACGGTCATCATCGGCTCATGGCCCGGCAGCTGCTAGGTACGTCACGGGTCCAAGTTTACTACTACAAGGCGGATTGATTATGGAACGCCGCATCATCAGCCTCGCCTCTCACCCGGTGCGCCTCGAACAGCGCGTGGGCACGGATTACCCTTACGCTGTTGGTCTGGCCAGCGTCTTCTACAACGCTGCTGATCCGGGGACCGAATACACTCTCTGGGATTACGAGGATGACAAGGCGGTGGAGCGCATCCTGCCGACGGCCTTTGATGCTGTGTTACGCCAGGGCGTCGATTGTGCCGCGCTTTTCAACCACGATCCCAACATGCTGCTGGGCCGGACCTTGGCCGGCACGCTGAGTCTGGAAAAGACCGACGCCGGTCTGGCCTATGCGATCCAGATGCCGGACTGCCCAATGGCTGCGAATGTCCTGGAGAGCATCAAGCGCGGCGACCTGCGGGGCAGTTCCTTCAGCTTCCGCGTCAACCGCGAGGGCCAACGCTGGATTGCGCAGGGCAAGCTGTCCATCCGCGAGATCCATTCCATCAGTGAGCTGTATGATGTGGGCCCCGTGGTCTTCCCCGCTTACCCGGCCACGACAGCTGGCCTGCGCTCGGTCGTTGGCTCCGATGTCGAAGCCAGGAAGGCTTTCGAGGCTTGGCGAGCCGAGCAGCGCAAGCGTGCGACGCTAGCGCAGGCTGAGGTACGGGCGCGGTGTGTGCGGCTGGGCCTCTAAGCACGGCCAAGCACGGCCAAGCACGGCTCAGCACGGTTAAAGACGGCGGACTGTACCATCCGGTGGTAGAGATCATGGCCACGATTGCGAACATGGCTGTTATGCTCAGTGCCAACGCCCAGGGCCTGGTGAGTGGCCTGGCCACAGCCCAGAAGAAATTGACCAATTTCGCCGGCTTCGTTGGCGGCGCCCTCGACAAGGGCCTGGTCCAAACGACGCGCGAGCTGTTCGGCTCGCTCACCAAGACCATCACCGATGGCCTCAGTGCCATTCCTTTTCTAGGGGCACCGCTGGCGTTCGTGGCTGGCACCCTCGGCGGCATTGTCGATGGTGGCTTCGGCCTGCTGACCTTCCTGCGCAAGACGTGGGCCGGCATGAAAGAGCTGGGCAATCAGGCCAAGGCCTTGGGCATTTCCGTCTCCGATCTGTCGGTGCTGATGTTCGCCGCCGGCAGCCACGGCGAGGAAATGAATAAGGCCCTCTTCCGCATGACCGTGACGCTGGGCCGTGCCCGCACCGGCTCGAAGGAAGCCCAGGCCGCCTTCGGCCGGCTGGGCCTCGACGTTGAGGAGCTGGCCAGTCTGCCCGTAGCCGAGCAGTTCTACCGCACCGCCGATGCCATTGCCTCGATCCGCAATCCGGCCTTGCAGGCCTCAGCCGCGTTCGCGGTCTTCGGCAAGGGCGTCGGTCCCATCCTGCACCTGATCAAGCAGGGCGAGGAGGGCCTCAAGAAGTTCAAGGAGCAGGCCCAGCGCCGCGGCTTCGTCTTCAATGAGGCCGACGTCGAGGCCGCCCGCCAGGGCGCCAAGGCCCTCGATGAGCTGGACAAGACCTTTGCCGGCGTCAAAAACGCCTTCGCGGTGGCCGTCACGCCCATTGCGACCGTGCTGGTCAAGTCCCTCAACGATCTCGCCAAGCAAGTGGGTGGCTTCCCCGAGTTGTTCCGGTCCCTGGCCGATCAGGCGGCGCAGTTCCTGGCGCAGATCGCCGATGGCGTCGCCGCCATCATCCTCAAGATCGACGAGCTGATCGACCGCGTGACGAAGCTCTTCTCCTTCAACCCGCCGCCCTGGCTCAGCAAGGTGATTGTGCTGGGTAGCGCTACCTTGACGCCGATCTTCACGAGCCCGGCCGTCAATCCAACTCCCCAGGCCCTGGGGGCCACCAGCGCCCAAAAGGCGGCCAACTTCTTCGGCCACCTGGCCGACCAGCTGCGGCAGCTGCCCACGCTCTTCAAGAACGCGCAGCCGCCCCAAGGTGGCGAGGGCCTCGACGATTTCGTGCGGCTGTGGGACAAGGCCGCCAAGATCTGGGAGGACATCCAAAGTCCGCTGGACCGCTTCCAGAACAAGCTGGCCGATCTGGATGAGTTGCTGCAGGCAGGCATTCTTTCCTGGGAGGATTATGCCCTGGCCACGTCCAAGGCCTTCGAGGAGCTGGAGAAGGCCCAGAAGTTGACCTCCACGACAGCACCCGCGGCGGCCGTGGAGGGCAGCCGGGAAGCTTACAGTGCCATCGTCGCTTTCCGCCAGGATCGCGGCCAGGATGCGCAGCAGCGCATCGAAAGCGTTCTCAAGGAATCCCGGGCCATCCAGGAACGCCAAGCGCGGGCCGCCGAGGAAACGGCCCATGTCTTGCAAAACCTCACCGTGGTCGACTTCTGATTTTTCACGCGGGCGAATTTGCAGGCGGCCCCGCGGGGCGGCTACGCTGCCCTCGGACAATGGATCAGACACGGCAGCCGCCTCCCGGCCGATGTCGGGAACCTCTGCCGTAGCTTTGACGCAAGCACCTCGCCGCTGCGACCAGCGGTCCATCTTGCCAGCGGGATCGACCACAGCATTTGCCGCAGCAGACACTGCCGGCGTACTCAGAGGCCAAACATCCATGCCGGACATTCTCACCGCCAAGGCCCTGCGCGAAAAGCGTGCGCCTCTGGCCCAGCGCATCCAGGAACTGCGCGACACCATCCACAAGGAAGACCGCGACTTCACCTCCGAGGAGCGGGCCAACTGGGAGCAGGTCAACAAGGACTACGATGCCTTGACGCTCAAAATCCAGATCGCCGAGCGCGCCGAGAGCGTTGAAGTCGAGCAACGCCGTCGGACCGGCGACGGCCAACCAGGCCGCGACGACTTCAACGGCCAACAGACGCGCAAGGCCGAGAAACGCGCCGCCAAACAGCGCAAAAAGGCGCTGAAGCGCGATGGCTGGCTGGCGACGGACATTACCGAGGAGGACCGCTGCCTGGCCCTGCAAGGCTGGATGCGCGCCCAGACCGGCCGCGAGCTGCGCACCGAGCATCAGGAAGCCCTGGCCAAGTGCGGCCTGAACCCTAATCGCCGCGCCATCGACTTGCACCTGCCCCGCAACTATCGTGGCGTCCGCCAGCTGGCCGCCGAGCACCGGGCGCTGTCGATCCAGGTCGGCGCCGGTGGTGGCTACAGCGTACCCGAGGGCTTCGTCAACAATCTCGAAGTGGCCCTCTTGCAATACGCGATGGTGCGGCAGTTCGCCGACGTGATGCGCACCACCAGCGGCCAGGACCTGCCCTGGCCCACCGTCAACGACACCTCCAACAAGGGCGCCATCCTGCAGGAGAACGCCACCGTCAGCAGCCAGGACGTCACCTTCGGCCAGATGGTGCTCAAGGCCTACAAGTACACCTCGAAACTGGTGCTGGTTCCCGTCGAGCTGCTCGAAGACAGTGCCTTTGACATGGCTGCCACGCTGGGCGAGCTGTTAGGCATTCGCATCGGCCGCATCCAGGCCGATCATTTCACCACGGGCACCGGCGCCAGCCAGCCAACGGGCTACATCACCGCCGCCACCAGTGGCGTCACGGCCGCCTCGCCCACGGCCATCGCCGCCGACGACCTGTACACGCTCAAACACAGCGTGGACCCGGCTTATCGCAGCCAGCCCGGCGTTGGCTGGACGATGCACGACCAGATCCTCCTGAAGATCAAGCAGCTCAAGGACGGCTTCGGCCGCTACCTGTGGCAGGCCGGGCTGGCCTACGGCACGCCCGACACGCTGGATGGCGATCCCATCTACATCAATCAGTCGATGGACAACAGCATCGCCAGCGGCAAGAAGACCGTCGCCTACGGGGCGCTGCGCAAGTACAAGATCCGCGACGTTTCCTCGGTCCGCCTGCGTCGCCTGGTCGAGCGCTATGCCGACAGCGATCAGGAAGGCTTTGTCATGTTCATGCGCGCCGACGGCAACCTCCTCGACGCGGGAACGCACCCCATCAAGTACATGGTTCATTAGTAGAAAATGGCTTGTTTTAAGCCATTTTCTGACGGACAACGGCAAAGGAGACGGGGGGACAAAGGGGGAGGCAAAGCACCATCGCCTACCCCTTATTACCCCTGACATTGGTATGAAAATCCGCCTGAAATGCGACCGCTGCGGCCCCTACTACGGCTTGCAGCACGCTGGCGAAGTGGTGGACCTGCCCGAGTCGGAGGCCCGCCTCCTTCTCCGCGCCGGCCAGGCGGAATTGGTTCAACCCGAAGCGGCCACCGCGCCACCCGCTGAGGCCGCCACCCGGCCGAGGCCCGCGGCGCGCAAGAGGTAAATCATGCTCAACAGCATCCTGAAGGACTGCAAGATCGTGAAGGTCAGCAACGGCGCCGCGGCGGGCCAGACCGCGGTGACGACCTCAACCTTCGATATGAGTGGCTATGATTCCGTGTGCCTCATCGCCGACCTGGCCACCGTCACCGACGGCTGTGTGCTGTCGCTGAAGGCGCAGGACGGCAACCAGGCCAATGGCGGCGATGCTGCCGA